CTTTGTCAATGTTCTCTGCAAGTTTACTCATTGCAATTGAAATGGCGTTTGACTCGTCTTCAACACCTGCTTTTGAAATCTCAGACAGTGCTGGTAGGATTACTTGAGCAAGAGCTTTCTGATATTTGAGACCTTCGATGGCACCAAATTGGTTTAGAATATAATTGTTACCGTTTACTGTAACTTCTTTTTGTTCGCGCATATTTATTTCCTCACATTTTTAATTTAGAAGTTGTCTATAGCAGCAGAAAAAGCATTCCCGCCCAACTTAGCGTTACCACCAACCCGGAAAAGATCGGTTGACAAGCACACTATTGTCCAGCTACGATACACAATATCCCCTGAATAGTCTGTTTCTGGGTAGCCTTCTATAAAAGCTTCCCTACTTACTATCTTACTACTCCCAAGCCCATCTGTCAAGTTTAATGTGAGCCTTGCGGAGTTTGTTCTTATGTCTTCTTCTAGAATTTGCGTCAAAACGTCATTTACTAGGGACGTTTGGATAATGTTCACAACAACAGAGCAAGACGAGTCTCTGTTTCTCTGTCTGCTGTTCTTCCCACGAATACCTTTTATTAGGGAGAAGGCAGGCGAGTTTCTTGAAATAGATATCTTTTCAAAACCTGTAATTCTATACCCAGAAATTTCAAGACCAATTTCGGATGGGCTGTATGTGTTTACTTCAAAAGCCATTTGACTCTCCTAAGTTAGACTGGTTACAAAGCACCTAGTGTGACGGCGGCTAGATCTTGGAGAGCACTGCTTTCGCCCTCGTTTCCACCAAAGTTAGTAACACAGTTGGTTGCCTGTAGCACCCAAGTTCTTGTTGTCACATCCCCAGAAAACGCTAAGTCAGGAACTTCTTTAACCCAACTAGTTGGTGCTAAGAATAAGCTCGTACCTAATCCATCTTTTACAAACAAGGGAAATTTTCCGTACTGAGTCAAGGAGTCTCCTAAGACTATAGCATTAAGAAGATCGTTTGTTGGGCTTGTTGAGGCTAGGTTTAGTGTTACTGTGTAAGTGTCGTCTTTGGTAAAAGTTCTTGCAACTTGTCCATCAGATGTTCTTGTTGTCTTGTAAGGTTGTACGTCTTTGGAAATACTTATGAAAGAACCTTCCATAAAACCATCAACTTGATAGAAACCTGCAAGCAGAACTGCTACGTCAGTTGGCGAATAACTTCTTATTGACATATTTTATTTCTCCAATAAAAAAAAGGAAGGAAGCAGTTGCCCCCCTCCTTTTAGGAAATTGAGCTATTACGCTCTCCATTTGTCCTCAACAACACCACCAAGTTGCTCGAAAGATGCAGCATCTTCAGGTGTGAAGTTGGCGTTACCACCAAAGGCAGCAGTTAGACGAACTGCTTGTATCGACCATTCACGTAGTTGCATCGTGTTACCAAACGAGGCGTCAGGTATAACCGAAATGAAAGCTTCTTCAGCAAAGAACAGGCTTCGACCTGAGTTATCTTTTACTGTGATAGAAAACAAACCAGAAGAGTCTCTACTTGCTCTGTCATTCTCATAGAGTTGAGAGAGTATGTCGTTGCTGTTTGAGGTTTGTTGCAGAGGCAACATGATCATAGCAGATGTGTTGGCTTGGTAGATACGAGAGTTTGTATCATCAGCACCAGTGTACAGACTGTATGTATCGCTGTTTCTCTCTACCGTTACAATGCTATCCTCAGAGAAACCACTCACAATGTGTGAGAAGGTTCCTTGAGAGATAACTACCGTAACGTCCTGTGGACTAAAAGTAGATGTATATTGACTAGCCATTTTTGGCTCCTATTAGACAGTTACTGTTCCGCGAACTTTAACAAAGTGAATTGCGCCTGCAAGACGGCCTTCGAAGGTAATACCTTCAAGTGTGCGAGTAGCACGTAGATTTGGGCTAAGTGCAAGTACGCTTGGAACACTAACAGTTGGTTGTGGGTTTGGTGCAAGACCACCTGCTGCAATACCTTCTGCAAGAACTCTGCGGATTTCGTTTTCGATGATTGTGACACCAGCTTGGGTGTAAGGAATTTTCTTAGTGTTTACTAGACGGAAGAAAATGCTTTCACGCATACGGGCTTCTAACCAGTCAACAAAGATCATAACGTCGATAAACTCACCACCAGACATTCTACCTTCGGAGGTCATTGTAACACCACCAACTCTTTCGTAAGTGTTCGCATTCTTAGCCTTTGCAGCATTTGACTGCGTTGAGCTAAGTGAGCTTACTGTTACGCCAACTAGAGGCTTGAACTTCCAAGTATTTGAACCCGGTTGTTCTGGCAGTTGACTACCAATCCAAGCAGCTTCTGGGTATTGTTCATCAGCATCATCTGAATAGATGATAAAAGTTCTTTGGTAGCCTAGGTCATACAATTCAGTAGCGATGTCAGTAGTAGAAATTGCTGATAGAATATCAGAGTCTTCTGAAGAAGTACCAAAGATCTGTCTACGTGCTTCCATAGCTGCCGATACTAGTAGTACGTCTTCTGCTACGTGAGTTTCTATTACAAGTGCATACCACTCATTGTTAGTGTCGCTGACAGTGTCAAGAGCATCTACCCAAGGCTCTGTGGCAGTAAACACAGAACTGAACTGAGAAGAAGTAGTGAAGCTGTATTGATCCCCAGCAACCGATGGGCTGATAGTAAACGTACCATCTAAGTTGTCTACAAAGTCAATACCACTTGTTCCTCCACCAGAGAAATCACTTTCAATAAGCGCAACTGCTGCTGCTGCATCTGCTGCTCCACTAATGTCTGTAGTTATCTCTGTACCGTTATAATCAACAGTGGCAGAACCTGATACAGTGTCTAGTGTTACTTCGATACTTTCAGCGTAACGCTTACCAACTACAATTTGTGGTGGTCTGATATCTTGTCCGAAAAGTTTACTTGCCGCTATGTAAACATTGCTGTTAGAGTCGAAGTCATCTGAAACCGCCAGTAGGCTGGAATATGTTCTACTTCTTTCTACAAAGTTTGCATGCGTTGCAAGGAATAAGGGAATGTTAAATGCTGCTCTTGATACAGCAGTTGTTTCCCTAGAAATTTGAATGTCAATAATGTCTGTTAGGACAGTCATTGTGTAACTCCTTAGCTAAGAGGTTGTTAATTTATGTAATTATATCCCCAAGAAACGTGTTCAATTGTTTCAATAGGTTGCGTAGTTTCTACAGCGTATGAAAAAATCACATCAAGGACAAAGTTATCTATCCAAGCTGTATCCCTTTTTTCAGGTACTCTCCTGATCTCACCCTTTCTCATAATAGCGAGATTTTCTGTACCAAAATAGAATCTAGATGCCGGGTTATCAGCTACAGTTTCAAACTCGTAGGCTAAGTTCCCAGCATCATCCCCGACGAACATAAACCTCGTAGTTACTTCATAGACACTTACAGAGGTTATATCAGTTGCGGAGGCATAGGTACTCTCATACTCCATACCGATCTTATTTGTTCGGATAATGTTAATAGAACAGTAAGAACCTTTTGGCTCTTGACCGCCCTGATGAGAGTATATTAATTCGTTATTAGGCAGTAGGTTTTTAGAAGAATTATAGATAGCTTGTCGAACTGAATCATACAGGTTCATTTATCTTCTCCTTCATAACTGCTATTGCCTTTGTGTGGTTCAGGATGCCCATGCTGTAGTTTAAAACTTTCATGACACGGTAGGTGTCACCTTCCCATTCAAACTCATCAGCGCCGTTCTCACTCTCTTCTTCACTTAAGATTACATCAGATGAATAGACCTTAACCTTCTTCTTAGACCTATCGGCATACTCAAGAATCATTGTTTCTTTGTAGCCAGCAGGTTGTATGTTAACTATAATTTCAACATCCGTGGAGGCTGTTTCAACCCACACACCATCAATATAGCTACCACCTGTTGCGTTAGGTCTCTTTAAAGTGAGGGGTACGCTGCCTGTTGACTGAAACCCGATAAATTTACTTGTAAACATTAAGTGCCTCTTTTCAATCTATGAGAAACAGATTCAACCATGACGCCAGTATGATAAAGAGGATCGTTAAATCCTTTAATATCGGCCCACCATTGACTGTTTCTTCCGGGGTAGTCTAGTATTATCTCCTGCAATGCAAAAGAAAACTCTTCACCTAATTCATTCATATTTTTTATGAATGGACTCTTAGGATTTAGTATCAGCAACATGAAGAATTGTCTAGCTTTAGTTGGAAAGGTTTTTTCTGCGTAGCTTACAAAGTCAACTGTCATGAAAGGTCTTGACGGAACCTTGCTAGTACCATAGTCGTTCATCATAGCGACTTCAGCGACTTGCAGGTTGTTGTTGTCAGGGCCATACTTTTTGTTGCTGAAGAAGCCAACTTCAATACTTCTTCTATCAAACCTACGCAGTCTTCTTTTAAGTTTGTCCCACTCTCTCGTGTTAGATCTCAAACGCCCCGTCATACTTTATTTCCTCATAAACGTGTTCGTTTGTGCTGAAACCTAGGTACACCGTTGGACGAGCATTATCAGTGTTCTCGTCGTTCTTAAGCATATCTGATTTAGAGATACCACCCGCGTAAGGCATTGGTAGAATACCGCTGAAGTTAGGGTTGTTCACAAGCTCTAGGAGGTAATCTTTGTAGTTCTTAAAGAACTCATTGCCATATACTTCTATGTCGCCTGTGCGCTCTCTGGTGTACCTTGTGATATTTGCTAGGATGTACCTAGAAGCCTCTATTGCAGCTTGTCTTTCGTTACTATTGTTTTTATCCAGTACATACGTATATGTTGAATCATCAAGGAACTCATACACAGGATCAGTATCACCTGTGACCAGCCGAACTCTATCTGTAGGATTGTTTACCGGATCGCCTGTAAACGCCATAATTATTTCTCCACTTCAGACCAATACCACTTTAATACATAGTTACCGGGGACAGTTGAAGACAGGTTTGTAATCCTAACCATCATGTAGCTGTTTTTTACCATGATAATAGGAAAAGCTTGACTGGCCGAAGACCCTGTACTCCCTTTATTACCAGCCCCTGTGGAGGAACTGCCAGCAACTTCGTCGTAATCTACAAGAGTTCCGTCAGTTGTCAGTGTTGGGCTCTGCCAAATCATCGCCTGATTACCACCAGCAAAGTCACCATTTCTGTTAGATATTCTTGATGGCATGGCGGCACCCTCACTTGAAAATGTGGGGCTAGAGAAAACCTCATACTTAAGGTTTGCACCTCTTCCTGAGAATGATCTCCCATGGAAAACCGTATCAACACCGCTTGGCACCTCAACTAAGTATTCTTGCACACCAGATGTGGCTAGTGTTTTAAAATCAAAAAACTGGAAGGATAACCCATCAAGTAGTTCTACTGTTGGGTGATCAACAGAAATTTCCGTGTAGTAGTTGCGAGCCATGTTATATAATCTCCTAGTTTATTATAAAAGATACTTTAGTAAATACCCTTTACAATAATAACGAAGGAGAGGGCGAACCCTCCCCCTTGTTAATTAACTTCTTAGTTAGAAGAAAAACCTCTTACAACAACTTGCGGTCTACGCAGCATGTTGATAAAGTTAGACTCTGACTGAAGAACGATTTCTTCATCACGGTCGCCCGGATATTCAAATACATAGGCTTCTTCACCATTTGTGTTAACAAAACTAAATTTGTTAGCAGGTGAGAAGTAAGTCTTGAACATATCGTTAACACCAAGAGGCAGGAAGTAAGCATCATTCGCAGGAATAAGTGCTGTACCATTGTACTTGCCACGGTATTCGATGTAACGGATGCCACCATGATCGAACTCACGGTAAAGACCACTACCAAGACGCTGACGAGCAGGGTCTTGTGTTGAAGCGTAATACTTGTAAGCTTCTTTTACACCAGCCTGTGCGATCAGCTTGCTGAAGAACTCAGGTGAACAAAGAGCAACAATACCTGTGACGATGTCGCCATTCAGTACATTGTCTTGGATATCAGCAATGATTTCTTCGCCTTTTGCGATAACGTCAGTAGTACCAGTACCAAGCACAAAGTCTACTTCTTTACGGGTAATACCGAAAGAGGCATACCAGTCAACAGAAACTGTGTTGTTAGGTGCGTAAATAGTACCAGCAGTGATAGCTTGCATACGAGCAGCTTCAAGGGTAACTGAGTGATTACGACGAATTGTTTCTAGCTTACGTCCACGAACCATACCAAGCTGTTCTTCAGCACTTGCTGAACCGTAGGCACGTTTACCCTGCACATCTTCTGGCTTGATATAGTCATCAAGTGGGAAGTGAGGAATCGCAAAGCTGTGAAGCTCTCTAGTGTAATCTTTGTTCATGTTGTTGCGTTCACCACGAACACGGTCAGTAAGAAGTGCCAGAGACTGGTCAATTTTCTCAACTGTGATAGTGTGCTGTGCAACACCGTCTGCTTCGAAAACGCCAAGTTCGTTCAAAAGACCCCAAGTGTTTGGGATAATAAGAAGTTCTTCGGTATAATCGACTAACTCAAACGGTTTGTCAAAACTACGGACTGTAGCCATTATGTAATACTCCTAAAGTATCTAATTAAAGTTGTGTGTCTACGTTGATGCCAAGGGCTTCAAGGTTTGTTTTAGCAGCAGCTTCATCAACACCGGCCTTGAACACAAGCCCACCGTCAGATACGATAGCTGGGCCTTTGACAAGAGCAAGTACAACTGTGTCTGTAGATGCAGGGATGCTAATATCTTGTAGAACGATAGCAGCAGCTACTTCAGATCCGTCAACTGCGGATTCGTCATACTCAACGTATTTACCGTCAGCAGTGACTTTACCAAGTACTTGGCCAATCTTATATTCAATGTCAGATCCTTCGCTTACTGTTACAGCAAGACGGCAATAACCCTGTTCTGAATATAGTTCACGTTTAAGCATGTTACTTAGACGTAGGTTTTCTGTTGCAATGAGAGTCATATTTTGTTTCTCCAATAATACGTATTATTTAAGGATTAATTATTTTTTAGGGAAGCGGCTTTCAAGAAAAGCACGA